CTCACCACATTCTTTTTCATGTACAGCTATGCGCTCCAAAGCTTCTAAAGCTATGTCCAACGTGTTTGTTAAGTTTTGAGACGGTTTCACTTAGGCATCCTTACGTAATTAAGAGCATAATGATCCCTGATCATGTGCTTCTTTTCACCTCTTTCCACCAGAGGCTTATGACGTCTCATTAGTGGTGGTACAAGCGGTACTATGTCTTTACCGTTGCGGTACATTGTTACACGTACCTTGTCTAGTATCTTCAAGCGTCCACATCTAGGAGCACCAAAGGTTACTATTTGGCGTGGCTTTATTTCGTCACGCATCATTAAAGCTCCTGTAATCAGAGCTACTGCACCACCAAGAGAATGCCCAGTGAGTTCTATCTTAGTTGCGTCATAATTATGTTCAAGACAAGTGCTGGTTACTTTGTTAACTAACCTACGGCTTGCCTTAAGAAAGCCAGCAGGACACCAACCTAGTTCCCTTGTCCATAGAGGAAGAATACGTAAGTCTCTGATTGCATCTGCTGGCTCATCAGTGCCTCTGAAGGCAAAGATTACACCACCGTCTAACGAGTTCTTTACAACAACCTCAATGTTAGACTCTTCAAAATCACTTTGTTGGTACGCTTCAGCACACAAGCGACTTAACTGCTGGTGGCTAGTCGCCATCATCTTTTTCTTTAGTCTTCTTAACTTCAATTTCTATTGCTGACGGTCCTAGTTTACCGTCACCGACAGAAATTTGTGGTTTAACCTTAAACATACCTCCAAGAGCTTCTACTTCTAAACCTAAGTCTATTGGTTCCATCTGTATAGAACCACAGCTTGTTAACAGGAATAGGGTTGCTACCAGTGTCTTTTTCATTAGTAATGTCCTGAAGGTATTTCGTCTCTGTAGTCTGTGTAATGGTCCCAACATTCTTTTCTGCTGGTAAACTCTTCTGCTTCTTCTACTGCGTACTTACAGTATTTGTTAATCTGTGCGTTTCCCGGTTGATAGATGATCGTAACAATCACTAAAATTATCGGCACAACTAAATCCACTAAGCCCACCTCATTCCATTAGTAAATAATAAAGTATCTTTCGTAACCATCTTTGGTACACAGTAAGCAGTTACGTTCTTGTTAGTCCTGTACTTTTGATTGTCTCTTGACAGTCTGCCTTCTTCTATTGCAGCACTAAACTCGTTACAACGATAAACACTCTCAAATAACATTTGGTTGTCTGTAACTACTTCTCCATTAACAACAACAACTAACAAAAAAGCTATTACCACTATCCACCTATTACCCAAACAGCTAACCAAACAAAAGCCATAAAACAAACCCAAGCAAACGCCACTGTACCGCCTAGTTGCATGTACTTTTTAATCTCTCTTCTGCGCTTCTTTAGCTCTAGTATCTCTCGTTCATGTGCTCTCTGAGACTCCAGCATTCTGTTCTTAACGCTGTTGTAGAGGTCGCCTTGTCCTTGAAGGAGACAAATATCTTTGAATTGTCGATCAAAGTTCTCTAGCTGGCGTTTAGCACTCTCCATAGCTAAAGCTTCTTTATACGACATTTTGCCAGCTTTGGCTTTCTCTACGTCTCTGTATTTTTCGCTGGCTTCTCCCCACTTGCCTACAAGACCCTGTAACGACTTGCCGTGACCAGCAGACTCCTTAAGTGTTGATAGTCCTTCGTTTAAAGCCTTCAGCGCAGACAAGACTACTGCGACTTCTCCTATCATGTAATGGCCTCACAGCTACTCTTTTGCTTTGCCTACGTTAATTGCAAGCATCTCAATAACTTTATAATACTTAGCAACCATGTCGTCGTCTTTAGGAGTAGGGGTCATTGCTGTAATTGCACTAGCAGCCGCTACTACAGCAGTCATTACGTTTAAAATATCTAAAACTTGGTCCATGTCTTTTCCTGTTTAGTTAACTGTCCGTTTCGTTTTTCTTTGCGTTTGACCATGCCAACGTCGAAAACCATACTGAGACAAGGCCAGCGACAGACACGTAGTAAATTGAACTCATTGCTCCAAGTATTTCGGCTGCTTGCTCTAAGCCTAGCATATCCGAAATTACTACGAGGCTTGGATAAAACAAACATCCTAACAAAGCTAACCAACACATATTCTTTTGTGCGTCTGCTTTCTCGTGCATTACTTCTAGTTGTTGCAAACGCTCTGACATAGATAATTCTACGTCTGACACTACACCGTCTCCATCAGCGTCGTACTTTGCATAAGCACTGTCTGACTCTAGTTTTTTAGGAGCCATTCGGTAAAGCTCTTTCTTCAGGATCTAACTCACAGTCTACGTGATCGTTAGTTCTTTCTATGATTAGCGGATTGCTGCCAAAATAAGGAACCATAGAAGGAAACTGCATTTGTATAGATTTTGTTCCACACATGGGTATTGAGGAACACCCAGAAAGAAACAGTAAAGAAAGTGCAACAGCTTTTAAGTTGTTAATCAAGTAAGCCTCGTATTATTCAGGAGCAGTTGGTTTAGTAGCAGGAAAGTCTGAAGTAGAAGGCCAATCTCTTAGCTTAACTCTATAGGCTAGATAGTCATCACGTTGAGGATGGTCAGGTGTTTGAGCTATCCAATCAGTAGCCACAAGCTCACTATCACGCCAATTTCTTGCCAGTTCATTTTCAATACCTGCGGGTACTAGCTCAGCAACTTTTTCATAAGAAGCATAATTTGCAGCTACATAAGCTTCTTCTGCATCTATAAAATTTGTATTGCCATCGCTATCTGTTACGTTAAATCTAGCCATTACAAATACTCCAATATTGAAATTACAACCATGCCAGAACCACCCATACCACCAACAGGGTCTGTAGTAGAATGAGCAGAAGCTCCACCACCACCAGCACCAGTACCTCCAGCGGCTGCATATGCGCCTCCACTTCCACCGTTTTGAGCAACACCGCCAGCGCCAGCAAAAATCCCCGGAGAAGTATACATATTGACATAGCTAGATTGATAACCAGCATAAGCTCCACTTGATCCGCCCCCGGGGCCAGCATTAGAGGTTATAGCTCCATCCAAACCTATATGGGCTGCACACCCTGTTAAACCGTCAAAAATACTAACAGATGGGGTATCAGCTTGATGACTACCTCTATAGTATAGAGAGGTGTAATGAGATTTTACTGCATTGGTAGTAAAACCTTTAAATTTATAGTTATAGCTATAGGCATTATTTAAAGTAGTTGCCTGAAAAGCATGTGCAGTAGAGGCTGAACTAACATCTTGGCCTTTACCAAACATGCTGCCACCAAAAGACGTAACGGCTATAGCATTACCAAAGCCCGCAGTACAGTCTCCACCTTCTCCACCTACTCCTGCTCCTCCAGCACAAGCTACTTTACTATATCCATTTGTTGCACAAGCAGCATCGCCGCCCCTGTAACCTAGACCGAAGATCCCCGGAGAGCCTCCACCACCAGAACTTAAGTGATAGCCATTTGAACTAAAAGCAGTACAAGCTGCATCTCCACCTTCTCCACCAGTAGCGTTAAAAATATTTCCTCCTGATGCAGAGCCTCCTGACCCACCAGTTGCGCTGTTTGTTCCGGCGTCTTCAGATGCACCGCCTCCGTTACCACCGTTTCCAGTTAGTAAAACAGAAGCACCTGACACTCCAAACGTAGAAGCTCCACCGTTTCCACCGTCGTCTTCTCCGTCTCCTGATGTTGTGCCAGAACTTCCTCCAGCCCCACAAGTTGCAACATAGCTAGTACCAGAAGCTAAAGTTAAAATACTTTTAGCTACTCCACCAGCACCACCACCAGCAGCAGACATTGCATAACCTATATGACCTTGATCATTTCGTGCAGCACCACCACCACCACCGCCGCCTATAACGGTAACAATAGCTCTACAATCAAAAGGGCAAGCCCATGTAGTTGTTGTATTAAATACAAGCTCGTTTATTACTGACTGAGTTTTAGAACCCAACACTGCCATAAATATTCTCCTTTAAACCTCGAACCAGCCAATAGTGTCATCGACGTACACTAGCTGGACGCTATTACCCTGTGGCAACGTTCCGTCAGCAGCCGCTGAGTTAATGTTTGAACTGTTTCTTCCTATTGTTACGAGTGCTGCCCCTGCGTTAGCAATAATTACTGTATCTCCTTGATTTCCCCCAGAAACACTAGCCGTTGGAAGAGTAATCGTAAATGGTGTACTAGCATGGTTGCATATTAATTGGTCTTTAGAGGATGCTGTATAGGTTGTTGTTTTGACAGCCCAAGCTGTGTAAGCACCGCCAATAGTTGTCCAACTCATTACACCGTTGCCATCAGTAGTCAACGCCTGACCTGAGTCACCGTCGCTACTAGGAAGTGTTAGTGTAATGTCTGACGTTGAAGCAGGGCCAATAAGGGTAACTTTGTTTGTGCCGTTGTCAGAGTCTTCGTAAAACTCTATTTTACCTGCGCTTGTTGCTCCGTTTTTAAGCGACAATGCACCTGTGTTTAACGTAAGACCATTAGTGTCTACCGTAACTTTATTTACATTAGCAGCGTAAAGGTGAATTTCATCAGCAGTTTCAAAATCAACTTTTGTTTCGTCGTCTTCACCAATCTTAATGTCGGTAGCTAGTAATGATGTAATACCTGTTTGGGCTGCGTTAACGGTAAATGTCAGATCATAAGGATCACCATCTGTACCGTTGTCAACATCAGTCCAATCAATGTCTATACCACCGCCTTCAACAAACTTAACTTCCTTACCGTTAGAAACATTAACCTCTGTACCGTCACCGTCTTCTAATGTCCAAGTCGTTATAGGAACAGTAACAGCGTCTACATAAGCTTTAATTGATTGTTGTGAGGCAATGGCTGTAGCACTGTTAGACGACATATCATCTTCGTCAACAAAGCTTTTACCGTCTAAAATATTGAGTTCTGCTGCGGAAGATGTAATT